CAGGTGATTTATCCATTGTCCCGGCTGGTGAGCAACATAGATTTAAAGCTCATAAATATACAGAAGCTCTAGAAATTTATTGGGTTGAGTTAAATCATAATGATATACAACGTGAAAATGTAGGAGGAATTTAACATGAACATGGTGGATTTTATAATTGATCTCTTGGTAGCAATGTTTGCCTGATGAAAATAATATTAACAACCTTGGTTATAAGTTTTCTTTTAACTTCAATAGCTAAGGCAGATGAATTTAATTGTCTGGTTGAAGCTGTCTATCATGAAGCAAGATCGGAAGACATAGTCCCTATGCTGGCTGTAGCTAATGTAATTCTTACCAGAAAAGAAAGTAGTAGCTTTCCCAATACTATATGTGAGGTAGTACATCAAGGTAAGTACTGGAAAGGAAACCCAGTAAGAGATAAATGTCAATTTAGTTATTGGTGTGATGGTAAGTCTGAAAAATTTACAGACATGTCGGGATTAATAAAAGTTATTAGTGTTGTAGAAATGTCACTGAAGGGAGTACAAATCAAGCAGACAGTGGGAGCAACGCACTATCATGCAAGCTATGTAACACCCAGATGGGCATCAAATCCTCACTTCAAGGGACTAGGACAGCTAGGTACTCATCTTTTTTACCTTGACATGTCTAATTAAATATGCTACTATATAGTATATAAGAAAGGAAACATAGTATGAAGTATATAATATTTATATTATTATTATTCTCTACTACTACTAGTATAGCTAAAGAAGGTGACATTGTAATATATAAAGATATTAATAAGGTGTTGTCTTCTCCTTCTTCATGTAAGGATACTTGGGTAGACATCACTAAAATTCTGGAAGGCAAATGTAAAAATGAAACAGACGATAAACCTTCTAAATAAACACGTCACTTTATTAAAACAACAGCTAGAAGAAAAAGAAAAAACAATAATAGAATTGCGTAAGAAATTAGCTGAGTTAAATTATAAAGATGCAAATCAGAAATGGGTAGAGTTAGATGACTAAAAATTTATGGCAGAAAGAACGACAACATTTATTCAGGGATCTTGTCAGACAATACAGTGCTGAAGGTTATACTCAGAAAGAGGCTAAGAAGCTAGCCAAGCAGGAGATAGATGAGATCATGGAAGATAAGGAAAACTTTGTAAAGAACATCTTGAGGGAGACTTATAGAGATGTCTAGATGGGAAGTAGTTCTTATAAAAGAGATGGAAAACATTGTAGTAGATACCTACACAACCAAGAGACAGGCTGAAAAAGCAATAAAAGATAGGGATAATTTGTGTCGCCATATGGGATACGAACCAGACCTCTTGTATAAAATCAAGGAGATTAAGGAGAAGCAATGAGTAAACAATGGTTAGATAGAGGGAGTTGTCCTAGCTGTGGCTCCAGTGATGGTAATGTACCACACACAGATGGACATTCATATTGTTTTAGTTGTAAGAAATATTTTAAATCAGGTATTGCAAAGGTTATTCCAATGGTTGAAAAACATTCAGGCTTTTCATACGGCTCTACGACAGGAATAATATCAGAGATTTCTGATAGAAAAATTAGTAAGGAGACAGCAAGGAAATATAATACTCAGATAAAACAGACAGGCAACAGTATCAAGTATCATATCTATCAATACTATGACAAACATGGTAACCCTGTAGCTAAAAAAATAAGGGAGGTTGAAACAAAAAGGTTCTGGTCTGAGGGGAATTTAGCTGAAGCTGGCTTGTTTGGTCAACATCTATTTAATCAAGCTGGAAAATACATTACAATCTGCGAGGGTGAGGTGGATGCTATGTCTGCCTATGAAATACTGGGGAGCAAGTGGCCCGTAGTTAGTATCAAGAATGGCGCACCTAGTGCAGAGGAAAACTGTAAAAGATCTCTGGAATATCTAAGCAAATTTGAAAATGTGGTCTTGTGTTTTGATAATGATCAGCAGGGAAAGGACGCGGCACAGAAGGTAGCACAATTGTTTGAACCCAACAAATGCAGGATCATGTCTCTGGATCTTAAAGATCCCAATGAATATCTCAAGGCCGGACAGAAGGAAAAGTTTAGTCAGGCATGGTGGAATGCCAAGACCTATACACCAGTAGGGATTATAAATCTGGCAGATCTGGGAGATAGTCTGTATGAGGAAGAGTTCTGTGAGACATGTCTTTATCCTTGGTCTAAACTGAATCATAAGACCTATGGCATGAGGACAGGGGAACTGGTGTGCTTCACCTCTGGTGCTGGCATGGGTAAGAGTAGTGTCATCAGGGAACTGATGCATTATATCATGAGTAGCACCAAGGATAACATTGGGTTGTTATGCATGGAGGAGAACACCAAGAACACAGCATTTAATATCATGTCGGTGGAAGCCAACGCTAGATTGTATATTAGGGAAGTCAGGGAGAAATATTCCAAGGAAGAGATGAGAGAATGGCAGCACAAAACTATTAACAGTAAAAGGTTTTTTGCCTTCGATCATTTTGGATCAATATCCAACGATGAAATACTGGACAGGGTAAGGTACATGGCTAAGGCTCTGGATTGTAAGTGGATATTTCTAGATCATCTCTCTATCTTGGTATCAGGGAATGAAGAGTTTGGGGATGAAAGAAAATCCATTGATGTTCTTATGACTAAGTTAAGATCTCTGGTGGAAGAGACAGGGATTGGTCTTCTACTTGTCTCTCATCTTCGCAGACCTACTGGTGATAAAGGACATGAGGATGGCAAGGAAATTAGTCTGGCTCATCTGAGGGGATCAGCAAGTATTGGTCATCTGTCCGACAGTGTGATAGCTCTGGAACGTAATCAACAGGCAGAGGATGAACAACAAGCCAACACAACTACAGTCAGGGTACTGAAGAACAGGTACTCTGGTGACACTGGCATTGCCTGTTACTTGTACTATGACAGGGACACAGGTAGAATGTCTCAGGTTGACAATCCTTTTATGGAGAATGATGATGAGTAAAATTAAATTGAATAAGAAACAATTAGATTTTATATTCTATTGGTATAACACTAGAGTAAATATGTATTATAATAATTTAAATTGGATCTATGATGATGAGGAAACTTTTCCTGATATTCCAGAAGTACAAGAAGATTATGATAGAGATCCCTACATGAATCCAGTATCAGGTGAACCAAAGTTATGGCTTCCTGAAGATTATGTTAAAGATTGGTACTTGCAAGCAATTAAAAGATGGAACTCAGGTCTTAGAACTACTCCTTTTAAACATGGTACATTACCTAATAAGTGTTATGATGTTTGTCCCGAATGTAAAGGAGAAGGAGAAGTTGAAAAACAATGGTGTGATACATGTGATGCTACTGGGTGTGTTCTTAAAAAACGAGAGGAAGTAAAAAAAATTTGTAGGTCACATCTTATGGAGGATGATGATGTCATATAGGAAAAAATATTATGAAGAAAATAAAGAAGCTATAGCAGAATATAGGAAAAAATATCGTGAAGAAAATAAAGAAGCTATAGCAGAACAGAGGAAAAAATATTATGAAGAAAATAAAGAAGCTATAGAAGAAAAGAGAAAAAAATATTATGAAGAAAATAAAGAAGCTATAGCAGAACAGAAGAAAAAATATTATGAAGAAAATAAAGAAGCTATAGGAGAACATAAGAAAAAATATCATAAAGAAAATAAAGAAGCAACTCTGTGTACTGGTGCTAAAACTAGAAGTAAAAGTAAAAACATTTCTTTTGATATTGACAAAGAATATTTGAAAGAAATATGGCCTAAAGATAATAAGTGTCCTGCTCTTGGTATCGAATTTAAAAGAGGAGAGGGAATGCAGATTGATTACTCACCATCTATAGATAGAATTATTCCTGAACTAGGATATGTAAAAGGAAATGTACAAATCATATGTATGCTTGCTAATAGAATAAAGAGTAACGCTACACCAGATCAGGTCATACAGGTAGGTACATATTTTAAAAAGATAGCAGAAGGGGTTGACAATGAAGAAAAAATCTGATATAAGAACATCATCAATCAATCAGATGACAGGATGGTTAGCCAAGAACATACCTGACTTAATGCTTGAATCAGATTGGTCACATCAAGACTTTGACATAGAAGGTATAGTTAATGGTAATGGAATTAAATCTTTTTATATGGTAGAAGTCAAGGAGGGGTGGGTAGGTACATGGCCTACAGGGTGGACAGAGTTAAGGATACCCTATAAAAATAAAAAGGTTCTTGATGTCTGGCAACAGAAGTATAAGGATGAACTACTTACATTTATTATTTTTAGTAAAGACTTAAAGAAAGCATGGCATGTACCAGCAGATATTATTTTGAATGCTAAAGTAAAAGAAATACCCAGTACCAATGAGTTGTTTTTTCGTGTTGATGTTAGAGATATTTATCAAACGGATATGACATATGACAATAGCAGTAGTTGATATTGAAACAGATGATCTTAATGCTACAAAGATACATTGCATAGTAGCTAGGTCTTACTCTTCTGATAAGGAAAAGGTATGGGTTGGTGAAGAGTGTAATCAGTTTGCTGAATGGTCTGGACAAATAGATCAGTTCATTATGCATAATGGTATCAGCTTTGATGCTCCTATACTGAACAGGTTAACAGGATCTAATATCAAATTGTCTCAGGTCAGGGATACTCTTATTGAATCTCAATTATATAATCCCATCAGGGAGGGAGGACATTCTCTTGAGGTATGGGGAGAAAGACTTAATTTTCCCAAGGGAAATATGACTGAGTTTAAATACTACAGTCCAGAGATGCTGGAGTATTGCAAGAAGGATACGGAGTTAACCAGCAAGCTCGCCAAGACTATGGAAAAAGAAGGGAAGAAATTTTCCATACGCTCTTATGAAATGGAAAGAAAAGTCAGGGCTATTATAGATCAGCAACAGAAGAATGGGTTTGCATTTAATATAAGAGAAGGAATGCTTTTACTGGCTAGACTTGAAGATGAACAGCATCAGCTTGAAAAAGATGCAGAAGAAATGTTTGAGCCTGTCATCACCTACTCACCTGTTAAAAAGATACCCAAGAGTACGCCCTTTAATATTGCCAGCAGGAAGCAGATAGCTGAACGCTTAATGAAACTTGATTGGAAGCCTGAACACTACACTGAGAAAGACAATGTTATTATCTCTGAAGAAATATTATCCAAGATAGATATGAAGGAAGCTCAGATGTTCAGTAGGTATTTTCTTCTACAGAAAAGAACAGGCTTACTCAAAGCTTGGGTACAGGAATGTCAGGAGGATGAGAGGGTCAGAGGCAAGGTGCTTACACTCAAGACCGTGACAGGCAGGATGGCTCATCACTCTCCCAACATGGCACAGGTGCCAGCTTCTTATTCTCCCTATGGAAAAGAATGCAGGGAACTATGGACAGTTTCCAATCCTGATACTCATGTCTTGGTAGGGACAGATGCCAGCGGTCTGGAGCTACGTTGTCTGGCTCACTATATGAATGATCCCAAGTTTACCAAGGAGGTTCTTACAGGGGATGTACACACAGCTAACATGAAAGCTGCTGGATTAACAGACAGGGATCAGGCTAAGACTTTCATCTATGCCTTTCTCTATGGAGCAGGACCAGCCAAGATTGGTAAGGTAGTGGGAGGTAATGCCAAGACAGGACAACAACTCACAGCTAAGTTTTTATCTAACATGCCCAAGCTTAAAACATTAAGAGATAATGTTACTGAGGCTGCTGAAATAGGGCCAATCAAGGCTCTTGATGGGAGAAACTTACATATAAGATCGCCTCATGCTAGTCTTAATACTCTTCTTCAAGGGGCTGGAGCAATCGTATGTAAGCAGTGGTTGGTTCACATGGATGAACATATCAGAAAGACAGGAGTGGATGTCAAACTTGTAGCTTCAATACATGATGAGTATCAGTTTGAGGTAGCCAAGAAAGATGTGGAAAGGTTTGGAAAGATAACCAAGGATGCTATGCTGGAGACAACCATGACACTGGATATGAAGTGTCCTCTTGACTGTGAATATAAGGTTGGAAACACATGGGCAGAGACACATTAAATTATTTTAAAAAAGTGCTTGACATTTTTAAAAAAGTATGTTATACTTATTCAACAATCAGAAAAGGAGAAAGCCTTCAAAGAAAAATTTAAAACCTAAGTAACTATTTCATGTCACAACAGCGTGACGATTTTAAAGGAGAATATAAATGAACGATCCTATCTATATCACAGGCAAATGTCACTATGCTTGTATCGTTGAACCTAATACTAAGTTTGATCCTGTATGGTCAATTCAGGTTGAGGTTAATGACGACAATCGTGATACTATTGAAGCAGCTAAGTTGCCCATCAATAACAAGGGTGATGATCGCGGAGATTTTGTTACGATTAAACGTAAAGTAAACAGGGCTGATGGTACTCAACGCAAAGCTCCCTTTGTTAAAGATTCACAGAATAATTTGTGGAATGGGAAGATGATTGCCAACGGCAGTGTAGTTAATGTAAAGGCGGTTCCTTATGATTGGAACTATGCAGGTAAGTCTGGTGTTTCTGCTGACTTGGCTGCTGTTCAGGTAGTAGACTTTATCGAATACACTGGAAGTCAAGTCGAAGATTTTGATGTGGTTGAAGGTGGATATGTAAACACTGAAGCTCAAGAAATTCCCTTTGCTTCTTAACCCCTAAGGAGACTTGGAGGGTGGTAGACTACGGTTGGTTTATCACTCTCCATTTTTTAATATGAAAAAAATTGATACTCTAGTTGAAGATATATATAGTTTATTTTCTCTTGATCCTATTGATATGAAGGAAGAGGAAGTAGACAAGCATATAGATACCTTTGGGGAAATGCTCAAGGTTCATATCAAACAGTTTATGTATGAACAGCCAAGAGTTAATGGACATCTAAGATTGTCAGCCATTGGAAAACCAGACAGACAACTCTGGTATGATATTAATACTCCTGTTTCTGAATCTTCTCTCAAACCCAGTACAAGAATTAAATTTCTTTATGGATACATACTGGAAGAGTTATTGCTTCTCTGTTCTTCTATTGCAGGTCACAAGGTAACAGACCAGCAGAAAGAAGTTGAGGTAGAGGGAGTAGTGGGACATCAGGATTCCTTTATTGATGACGTTCTGGTGGATTGTAAGAGTGCTTCAGGAAAAAGCTTTCATAAATTTAAAAGTAATACCTTACTGGAAGATGATCCCTTTGGTTATATAGATCAGATCTCTGCCTATGCTGAAGCAAACGGAGTTAACAAAGCGGCCTTTCTAGTAATAGATAAATCTACAGGAGAGATATGTCTTACTCCAGTTCATTCAATGGAGATGATTAATGCTGGTGAAAGAGTTAAACATCTTAAGAAGATGGTTGCCAGTTCCACTGTTCCTGACAGGTGCTACGCTCCTGTTCCTGATGGGAAGTCTGGCAATCTTAAGCTTCATTTTGGTTGTATGTATTGTGGACATAAGAGAGAGTGTTGGAAGGATGCTAATCAAGGTCAGGGTATCAGGGTATTTCAATATGCAAAAGGTAAAAGGTATTTAGTACAGGTTAATAAAGAGCCTGAAGTTCCTGAGTTTGCAGCATGGTAGAAGAAGAGACATTAAGAAATTTTCAAAAAGAGTTATGGGAATTAGCAGAAAAATATATAGACCCAGAGAATAAGGAATCTGTCTTTATGTGTGGAGGTGCCATGCTTCATGCTGCCTTACAAATATATACAGTAGCTCTAGACAATGAAACTATAACTCTACTTATACAGGAAGCTTTAAGAACTCTTCAGCCTCTCAGAGAGGATTTGGAAAAGAAAATAAAAAGAACACTACATTAATGCATTGGAAATATAACAAGAAGCCAGACTTATCACAGTTTGGTTTTGTCTATTGCATCACAAATATAAAAACTGGAAAAGCTTATATTGGTTGTAAACAATATTATAATTATAAAAAGAATAAAAAACAATCAGAGTCTAATTGGAAATCTTATATGGGATCATCTAAATATTTACTTGAAGATATTAAAAAAATTGGTAAAAAGAATTTTAGGTTTGAGGTTATTGCAGAGCTAAAAAATAAAAGAAGTCTAAGATATTATGAGTGTTATTATCAGATGAAATTTAATGTATTAA